ATAATTCAATGAGTGACCCAGGATTTATTGCTTGGGTTTCGGATACAGGATTTGCCATTAGGGTTCAAATACTTGTGTGAATGTTGCATTTATTCTGTTTCTATTAAATTCAAATATTTCTTTAGTGAAAGAAGGACATATCCATTTGAATGTAGTGGATGAATCTGGAGGCGACCAATCAAAAGATGCTCCATCAACTTTTCTTGCTTCTAAAAATGTTTCAATCTCAGTTGCATCTTCATCGTCAATATTAAATGTTAAGCTCCATTGTTTTGCTTTTTGATTTATACCAAAAGTAAATCTTTGTTGGTAGCCGTCACCAAATTGAACTGTTCTAGTATTAGTAATATCAGTTTTACTTGCAGAAAAGACAGGGTTGTAATCAGGAAAAGTAGCCATTATCTTAATAAACCTCCTGGTCGTCTTTGTTTTAATAATTCCGATTGTATCGCTGCTGAGATAGCCTTGCCAAGTTCTTTACTTTGCTGTTCATCACCTTGAACAGACGATCCAGAAGCATCTACATTTACGCTGATGTTTGTACTACCTCCTCCTAGTTTGTCGTTAGGTACTACTGTGCCTGATCTTCTTGGTACGAATAGTTCTGGGCCACGTTCTCCTACTACTGAAGCCTTGCCAACAGGGGGTCTACCTCCCCTTGCAAATCCTAATCCCGTTAAACTTCCAAAGAAACCAGGAGAAATACCTTTTAAAATCGTATTTACACCAAGTTTTATAAGGGTAGAACTTAAATCATTTAATATTGATTTTGCAGCGTCACCTAAAGTTTTTGTTCCTTGTATAGCAGCAGTTAAATTATCACTAACACCAGAAGCAATAGATTCTCCAATTTGCTCAAAGTTACTGCCTATTTTTTCACTCAGTTCAACTTGCTTTTCAAGTTTATTATTTAATTTTATTGCATTACTTATTGAGTCAATATCTATCTCCATTATTCCCATTCCTTTGTCTAATCTTTTTTGAATTTCTGCGTCAAGTTGTTGAGCTAACTGTACTTCCTCAAAGTTTCCATCTAATTTAGCTTGCAGTAGCTCATTTTCTTGTCTTAATTTTTTACCCGCAGAACTTTCTATTAAATTTAAATTTTGCCTTCTAGTTGCAATATTATTGACAACAACCTCTTGTTTTCCTAATTCATCCAGTTCTGCTTTTAATGTTTTAATTCTATCCTGTCTGTTTTTAGCACCACTTCTTCCACCACCTGTTGTATTCTGCAATCTTTCAATTTCTTCTCTACGTCTTACTATTTCTGGGTCATCGCTTCCTGCTATAGCCCTATTTCTTTGAGATCTTTCAGCACCTCTTGTTAATCCCAAAAATCTATCTACAGCACCAAACAATCCAGCTAAAGCAGATTGCATCTTTGTCATAGCTATAGAAAATTCACTTCCTATTAATCTTGTGCTTTCGCCAAATTCTCTTAATTTTTCAGTAGCCTCATCGCCTATTACTCTACGCATTTCATCTACGGCTGCATTAAAAGCTGCCTGTTTTCCTCTAACCTCTTCTATTAGTTCAAGTCTTTTTTGTTCCTGAGTTCCTACCAATCCCAAAGACTGTGATAACGCTTGAATATTAGGTGTTATTGGACTTAATGCTTGTCCTAATTGCGATACAGCAGTTACAGCGTTTTGGATTGATTGGACTGCTGCTGTGGCTGCGATACCTCCTGCAAAACCACCCATCTGGCCGAACATTCCACCGATACCACCGCCTAAAGCTCCTGCTGCTGCTACTGCTGGACCTTGACCAAATAACAGAGGAAAACCTCCACTAATAAGAGCACTTCCCGTATCAAATCTTCTGGCTAAATTTCTAAAACCTCCACCGCCTGATCCTGCTGGTCCTCTTAATAACTTACCCGTTCTTTTATCAAAATTTAAAGCAGAACTCCTTGCGTTTTTTGCTTGTTCTTCAAAATATGCAGGAGATCCTGGTAAATCCTTAAATCCCTTAATTGGTACAGCGTTAGCTCTAGCTACACGTTTAGCTTCTTTATTGGTTGCAGCGTAATATGCTGGCGACCCATAAATATCTTTAGCTCCTTTTACGGGTATTGATGGTCCTCCTATTTTAGCGGATGAATCAAAAAATTTAGGAGAGCCAAAGGTAGTTTTAGATCCGAGTATAGAAGAAGATGGTCCACCAGAAAAAGCCTGTTGTGCAGGAGAACCCATCATGGTTTTAATTCCACCTATGGGCGAAGCCATTTGCCTCTGTAAATTTACTTGTTTTACTTTTTCTTGAGTTAAACCTTGATTTACCTTTAACTCTTCTAAAGCTATTTTTCTTTGAGCTTCTGAAACTTTTAATTGGCCTTGTGCGTCAGCTTTAGCTGCTCTTTTTACTGCCGCTAGTGCTTTTTCTGTCTGTAATCCTTTATCTGCTCCTCTTTGTACCGCATCTCCAACTCTTCTGGTCTGGATCATTGAGACTCTTTGAGCCTCTTTACTCTTAGCTACTTTTTCTTCAATTTTTGCTGCTTTGCTGTTTCCTATAGATATTTTGTTTATCGCACTTATTTTTCCGCTTATTTTATTTAAGGAAGATTCTAAGGTCCTTACAGCTTTTAGACCTTTGACATCTACGGCTATCTCGGCTTTATATGCCACAATCCAAAATAAATATTTACTCTAGTTTACATTAAATAAACTGATTAGCACTATCTCCTGCGTCTTATTTTTTCAAACTCTTTTTCCTGCTCTTCGTTTATTACTTGAAAGTATGCACTCCAGCCTATGAGTTCCTGCTCTGTCATTTCTCCTATTTCGTGGAGCGTTTTGCCTAATTCCTTGGCTACCCCAAACTTAAGCATCATCCAGTTATCCTTTTTTAACTGGCTGGCTAGGATTTTGGGTCTATTGTTTCTTCCTCCTCTGCATTTATTACTGCAAGCATAAGAGATTGAAGATCGCTGTCCTTGACTTCGTTTTTAAGAACGTCTATTTCTCCTGCGTTGAATAGTTTTGTTCCGTTTTCGTCTAATGCTTTATTTATTAATAATTGTAAAGCAAAGCCATTTGAGTCATCGCTTCTTACTTGTCTCTGTGCCCTTTCACGCTCTGCCATTGTTAAAGGAGTTACATACATGACGAAGAGCGATCCATCGGATAATTTTACTTCTTTTTTAATTGGGTCGAGATTCGCAGCTTTTCTAAGTCTGTCGAGAGCGTTCATTGTCGCCATAAATTTCATATTGTTTTTATTAGTGTACTTCATTATGCAATAAAAAACCTCGGATTGACCGAGGTTCACAATAATTAATAACTGCTAATATAGTATTATGCAGTCTTAGATAGGTCGAATGTAGGAGCAGCACTAGGTCTGAAGGCTATTTCCACAACCTGTCCGTCATCTGGGTTCACATTGAAACTTGCAGATGTCAAAATAATATCTGCCAAGATTGATCTACTTGCAGTTTGATCTACGTTAGCACCACTCATCTGACGATCAATATACAATCTTACCTTTGCACCAGTTTGTTGACGTTGGATAACATCTTCAACCATTCTGCTGGATAAAAGTGTGTCATCATCTGTGGAATAAACACTAGCAGAACCACTACCATCAGCAAAACCTGAGATGAAAGTTCTAAATGGTGCAGTTGCAGTAACAGTTTGACCAATACTTGTTACGTCAATTTCTGCTCTAGTTATCTCAAAACTCCATTCTCTTACAGATCCAACAACTAATGGTGTTGTAAATGTAACGCTTGCAAAAGTTCCTGATGTAAAAGTAGGTGCTGCTGTTGCTGCTAACGCAGATCCCCCTGCTGTTGCAGATAAAGTCATCTCTCCAGTAGAAGCATCATAAGTTTTTACAAAATGATCTCCTGCTGCAATGCAGTTTGTAGTTGTAGCTCCACCTGGATATGCAAGTGTTACTGTGTCGTTTACTCTAAAACCTAACTGTGTGCCAACATTTATGTTAGTTGTGTCTCCACCTGATCCAGCAGGAAACGCAGTAGCAAGAATTTGTGTTGAGCTTGTACCAGCAGGAGAATAATATAACGCTCCCGAAGTACCCGATAGAACTGTAGCCATGATTAATAATTCTAAGGTTTGAACATACGGGTACTACCCGATATGTCTATAGGATAGCGT